GCTGGTGGTGTTACCTCGTTAGCAATCGGTCAAGCAGGGGCTGGGGCATATATATATGGACCTTTAGTTTTAGACGGTCAAGCCGCAAATGGTAATATGATAAAAGTTTGTGGTGGTAGCCAAGTCGGTGGAGGTGGTGTATGTATGGAAGGATTTTTAAAAGTATCCGCGGGGAATGGTGAGGCGACCGGTTCAAATGATATTAGTGGTACAACAAATACTCAAATTTTAAACGTTGCTCAAACTCTTACAGTACAAGGTTGTACTACATTAAATGGAGGTTTACTTGTTGCAGGTGGTACAAGTACTTTTACAAATTTAGCTACATTTAATGGCGGTATTCAAAGTAATGGTAATTTAATTGTAGATGGCACTATTACAGCTACTAATGACATTACTGCTTTCCTTACTTCTGATAAAAGATTAAAAAATAATATAATTAAAATTAATGATTCAAATAGCGTTATCAATAGTTTAAATGGTTATAAATATGAATGGAATGAAAAGTCTGATAAATCAGGTGAAAGTGTAGGGGTTATAGCCCAGGAAGTACAAGAATTAATACCTTCTGCAGTAAAAGAAAACAAAGACGGTTATTTATCGGTAGATTATATCAAATTAATTCCTTACTTAATTGAGGAAGTGAAAAGCTTAAATAATAGAATTGAAACTTTGGAGGGTAAATAATGGGAGATTTAATTGGTAAAAATATAAATGCAACCTATCAAGGTCTATTAAAAACTACAACCAATGGTGGTTTAGTAGGTGACGTAATCACCGATGGTCTTGGTCAACCATCTGCTTTAACTTTAGGTAGAAACTCAAACGGCTCATCATTTGATGGTGCGTTAAATGTGGTCGGTAATATCTCATCCGACTCAAACATTATTTCTAATATTAATTTAACTGTTAAAAATAACGCAACTATTGATAATAATTTAACAGTTAGTGGTAGTACAAATTTACAGCATATTGACGCTACAACATTTAATTTCGCTGGTGCTGGTAACTTCGGCAGTGCTATAACCTTTGGAAATACTATATCAGTTCAAGGAATATCTACATTTGGGTCAACTATTAATGTAACTGGTGATATTACAGCTACACAAGATTTAACAATTGGTGGCACTCTTAGAGCTACTGGTGACCTTATAGCTTTTTCATCCTCAGATAGTAGATTAAAAGACAATCTAAAACCAATAGATTCACAAAATTACGTTAGTAATTTAACTGGTTTTGAATTTGATTGGAATGAAAGATCGAAAAGATCAGGTAAAGGTAAAGGCATTATTGCCCAAGACTTATATAAAATTGATAAAAGTTTAGTTCATGAAACTAAAGAGGGTTACCTATCAGTAGATTATATTGGTTTAATACCAGTTTTAATTGAAGAGGTAAAAAGGCTTAGTAAAGAAATAGAAGAACTTAAAAAGTTATAATTTTTATTAATTAACAGTAGGTTCAAAATACCTAAATGAACCGAATCCTGATGTACCAACTAGTTGATTATTTTCTGCAGATAAGGTTGATAAGATTAATTCACCACCCGATAGCCTACCGTAAATAAATGTACTGCTAGTCTTTATATTTTCTATTATATCAAAATTTTTATCTGGTGAAGTGAAGAAAAAACTTTTATTTTCATATTGAAAGTTTTTATTATTTAGATATTCACTCTCTAGTTGCAAAGGAGATTTATTACCATCGACACTAAGTTTTATTTTATAATCATTAGCAGATAAAACTTTTGATGTATTTAAACTATTAAATCTAGTTATATAAAATGGCACAGTACCTTCACTTTCAAATTGATGGTTACCATCTTGAGTTAGAAATATTTTATCCGGTACAGGGTCATTAACATTTATAACATAATTTTTTATTGCTTTGAAAAAATACCCACTACTATTAGTAACAACTAAAGTTACTGGATAATTACCTGGCACTGAATATCTATGAAAGGCAGATAAATCATTTTCTACTATAGTACCGTCTCCAAAATCAATAAAAAACTCAGTATCTGATATACCGGTTGGAGCAATTGTAAAGTTTGATACAGCATATATACCACCTAAATTGCCAGTATATATATTATTTGCACTTGCAGGTTTCGTATCAGATATAACTTTTTCGAATTTAGTATTGTATATATCGTACGATATATTAGCTACTGATAATGTTGAATAATCTGTATTAAAACTGTACGACATACTAAGTGTTCTCCACTATAATATTAGATAAAATAGATTTACCAGATAGATATGGGTATTTAAAGGCTGGTAATTTTAAATCATTACTTAAAATACTAATATCATTATCTGGGTATATTGGATTGTATACTAATAAACTCAACCCATCTATTTCATTTAAAATAACACCATTTTGTATTCTTCTAGATTTAATTTCTTCAACACCACCAATTTCAAAAATTTGATTGGTTAAACTATTTAAACTTACAAGATCCCCTAGATTTAAATTATCGAAATAATTAATAAAAATATTATTAATTCTTTCTTTCATTGCTTCTGTACTTGCATTACTTAAAACGTTTCTTTTTATTACTAGAAATGATTCATTAGCGATATCCTTGGTAAGTGTTTCATTATCCGTCGTTCGAATACCTAGACTAAAAGAAGTATATACCGGGTCAACAGGTACAACATTAATATTAGCCTGTTGCTGTTCTTTAAATGAATTTATAATAGATGTTTTCTGTGATGTTGAAACGTAATTTAAATTATCGTTAATATCAACATTACTAAATTTAGAAACCAAAAATAGGTATATATTATTAGCTTGATTTATTGAATTAAAATTAACTTGGTTAAATAAAACTCTACTATCATCATTCGGTTTATTTAAACCTATATTTAAAAAGTAATTTAAATATGAATTTACATACTCATTATTATTAACAACACTAAAAGATTTTAGAATTTGTGAAAAGTTAGTTTGAAGATAATCATTATAATCCTGTAAAGTAATTATTCTATTTTGAAGTTGGAAGTTTTTAGATGCATTGTTTCTAATACTCTCTATATCTTCCTTATCAACTGGATCAGTCGACTGTAAGGTATTAGAAAAATTTAAATTTTGTATTTGTGTTTGTGTTAAAAAATTAAACGTTGTATTAAAAATACTATTACTAATTCGTTCAAATCGAGGGGTAACATATAACCTAAGTTTATTACCATTTAACACACCTGGTGATAAAACTCCTGCATCTCCTGAACTTTGAATATAATAAATTAAAATACTATCACCCGCATTGAGTTTTTTACCGAAAACTCCATTACCAAATTTAAATTCATATAAGTTATTTTCATTTAATCTTTTTTCATAAACATTAGAATCTGATCCTTCTAGAAATAAACTAGTCGTTTCTTTAAACTGGGTTATAACACCGGTATCAGCATCTTGTATATATATGTCAATTGAATCACTATCAATATTAACATCTAAATTATCGTCTTCACTTCTAACTGATAAGATAACTTTTTCAAAATCTTCACCTAAAGCAAAAACTTCAGGATATTCAAAATATTGTCCTTCTTTTAAAATATTTTCACTAGAGAAATTTGTTAATGCTTGGTCACCTAAAACTGTTTTATTAAAAGTACTATCTTCGGTAAATGAATAATAATTACCACCAGCATTAAAATAGCTATATCGTTTAATAGTATATGCATCTATTGGCAATTGACTGGTAGCTGTCATATTAAATGAGAGTAAAGACGTTTGATACCCTTTTGGTTTATAATCAATTAATTTAACTATTCTATTCATGTTCTCATAGATACTGGTATCTGTAAACATCGATTCTGCAGAAGTTTGATTTAGATAGAATAATAGTAAATGGTAACTATATGCAATAACATCTATTATGGATGACATATTACTACCTTCGAAGTTTTGGTCAGTGTAGACTTCGCCTTGGTTGAGTCTTGTTTGAATCAATTCTTTTAAAGATTTCGCATCAAAAGCAGTATATTCATCTCTCGATAAATTGAAATCAGTTAAGTTATTATTTGCCATAAATATATTTAATTAGTAACTATAAAAACCAGATTTGTTTAACCTACCTTTTAAGTTAAAACGATTACTATTAAACTCAGGTACTGTAATTTGTAAATTAAGTTCGTATTCTTGTCGTTCAATATCAGCAATTACTTCTACTAAATTTATATTTATTCTAGGTTCAAACCCAACCAATGAATTTGTAATTGTTTCACCAATAGTGGTACCTCTTGCTTTCGATACAGGCAAGAATAATAAATCTCCAAAATTCATACCAAACTCAGGATTTAAAATTTTTTGACCGGGAAAGGTTGTAATAAGATTTATTAATGAGTTTTTTACAGCTTCAAAATTAGTTGATGTATTTAAATCTTTTAAATTTTTTGGACTCGTAGCTTGACTACCTTTAACTATACCCGTCTCCATATTTAAAGAAAGATCTCTATATATTACATTTTCAGTTTGATCTCTTAAAGGTTCTAAAATATTTAAATTTATAGGCATAATTATATTTAATTAGATTATGAATATATATGACTTGTTGGTTTCATAGAAGTTAAACCTTCAGATGTACCATCTCCCCAATTATCAATACTAATTTCTTCAGTAAATCTACCAGTCAATGCAACTGTCGCACCTGGTATAATATTATTATATGAAAGTATTGCTGGACTTAAACCCGGTGAAAATGGCGCTGTAATAGAAGATGTTGTTGTGGTATCAATATAATTGTAAATTGTATTATCGTTATCTACTATATTACATATGTAATTACCTGAATTCGTTTTTTGACCATTTAATGTTTTAAAATTTAATTTATTTAAATCTGCAATTATTTTAAATAGATTTAAATTAACAGTAGCTGTTTTACCGTTTTCATAATAGAATATTATCGAACCTATTGAAGAAATACTATTATTGAAAGACGTATACTTATGTGAGAAATTATCTAATTTTAAAATACCTGAAGATAAATAATTAGAAAATTTAGTTTCTGAAGTACCATCACCGTAATTAATATTTGCTTTATATAAGCTAAGATCTCCTGAATTTTGCACCACGTTATCTAAAATAAAGTTAGCATTAACTATACCAGAATATGTAAATGTTAAGGTTGTGCTTGTATTGGTACTAGGAAATGCAATAACTGGCAAAGTGATATCATTATTACCTCCAAATAAACTAATACTAGCGGGGTCGCGACTTTTTAATATTACTTTTTCATTTTCTAAAGGTATTATATTATCATTATAATTAGTGTATAATATATTTTGTATTTTTTGTATTTTATTATTTACAATTTTAAAATTAAAATAATGTACAACTAAATTACGTGTCGCATCAAACAGGTCTTGGCGTTCAAATGTAGTAGTCAATATGAATGAATTATCATAACTATTAAAGGTAAGGTTACTATTAGATATACCTTTAATATTAATTTGATTATCAAATGTAAAAGCTTCTTTAAAATAACTCGAAGTTTCACTATTTCTTGTACTTACTTCTTCTATAGTATTTTTATTGGTATCATACTTAAATAATTCGAAATAAAAACTATTATCTAATGGGTAATTAAAATTATTAAGATTTATATTAAATTTATAAATTGAATTATTATGATAACAATCAGGGGTTATAAATGATATATTTGTATTATCCTTTTTAATTACTAACGGAGATGATGCTTGCTCAATATATTTACCATCATATTTAAACGTATCTATTATAGAAAAAGAACTTAGATCAATACTAATAGTGTTTTCGTAGACGTTTATATCAGTAATGTTATTATTTAAAATTTCATTATATAATTGCGGGTTAAATTTAAATTTTTCATATATTAAATTAAAATTAGAGGCAGTTAAAGGTAGTAATGAATTTGTAGTAACATCTTTAACAAATATTTCCTTAAATGAATACAATTTATCTGATAAACCTGATAAACCTTCAATATAACCATATCTATTTTCAGATATATCTACAGTATTACCAGATTGTAAATCTTGTGTATCTTTCACTGATATATCTGAAGTATTTTTTATAACCCCTTTGTTTGGTATTATTTGTATATATTCATTGCCATATATATCAGTTTCAATTTTATCTACCGAACCATAGTTTGTTAAATCGGTAATTGAATCTGGAAAAGTACCATCATTAGTAATATTAATTCGTCTATTTTGTACAGATTGATAGGAATGAAAATAATGATTTCTTTCATTTGCTTTTACTGTTTTTCTAGAAGAGGATGATGAAATATTTTTATATGAATTATTATCAAAGAAAAAGTTAAAAGGGTTATCTCTCTTTGTATTGCTTAGGTTAACAATATCACCGTATTGATTGGGATCCGGAAAAACATAAACAAAATTATCTTTTAGCTCTTTTTTAAGCTTAATTATATATTCCCCATCTACTCTTAATATTGAAAATTTTGTAGGGTTAAAAAATAGTCCTATACCTCTTTCATATTTTGAAGGTAATATTTCTTTTGCCAAAGTTGATGGAAAATTAATATTAAATAAATTATTTGCTTTGTTTTTTGCTTCAAATAATTTACCTGAAACATAATCAGTTTCAGTAGTACTTAAATAAAAATAATCTGTACCAACTAAATGCTCTGCTAATTCAGCTTCATATAAAACTCTATAGGTATCAGTACGATTAGTAATTTTGTAGTCAATAAAATCATCACGGTGTAAAAAATTAGAATTTACTTCGTTGAATTCAACGATTAATTTATATGGATTAAGCTCCGTTATAGTAATATTATTATCATTTAATACATCAATTAAAGCTTGATCAAAATCTATAAATGCATTAGTATTTATATCATTAGTTAGATATGTTTCATTTGCAGGTACTGATGCTGGGTTTACATCAAAATAATTATTATAATCATCAAAACCTAACTCCATATCTATTCTTAAGGACGACAATGAAACTACATCCCCGGTATAGTCAGGACTATTAAAATAATTAACTATATTATTTTTAATTTGATCTCTTACACTAAGGTTACTACCCTTGCCTTGTTTTTCTCTTAACTCTCTTTGAAAAGTGTTTCTTTTTTCCCTATAATAATTTAAAATTTCAACTATTTTATTTCTATAAAATGGAATCATTTTAGTTAATGAATCATTATCATCTAAATCTACTGTATTAAAAAATCTTCTTTGCTCTTGTGTGGAATATTTTAAAGTTAAATCATTAAAAAAATTCAAATATATAGCTTTAATGTTTAAAGAATTATTTTTATTATTAATAAAATCCGTTTGTTCCCATTTTTCTAAATATTTTTTATATTGAGTAAAATTTTGTGAATCATTATTATCAATAACCTTTACATAATTAAGATATTCAATAAATGTAAATGGTTTATCTACATCGTATTTTCTATCAGTTATAGTATTGGTAATACTGTTATTAACTTTATATTCTCTAAATTTAATCATTTTATAATATTTAATATTAATTTATTATCACGGTGCTTATGGTCGGAAATCAGTAGATTGTGCACCTCCTGTTATTGGCCCTGTATAGGTCGTAGTAGTCGCTGCTGTTGGTGTAGCTGCTTGATTAGTTGCCTCTTGAACTTCCACTGCAATACCTGATTTCAAGGTATTAAACTGAGGTGAAGCAACAACTCTACTCTCACCATTAATACCTTGATTTTTTGCAGAGTTACGAGTACTTTCATTTGAGTCAGTTAATGTTAAAGGTAGGTTTTCAAATGTATGGGTATGTGGGTATGTTGTAAGAGTATCGGGTTGAGGTATACCTCCAATAGTGCCTCCAAAAACAGATACTATAGAACCTGGATAAGATCCACCACCGGGTATAATAGCCCAACCTATAACAGCATTTTGAACTGTTTGACCTAATGTTTGAGATGTATTCGTTACTTGAGTTTCACTCGGAGCGGTAACATGTTGTAAATATGTCTCACCTTCAACTGATAGACCACCTCCAATAACAACATTATTTTTTACCCCTAAACTACTATCTATTAATACCTGTCTTTGTCTTTTATTCCGGAGTCTTAAAATTTCTGCACTTATATTGACAACTTTACCGTCAATATTTATTTCATTTTCTGAACCAATATTAACTTGTTGACCTGCAACATTAGTAATGCTACCAGATATATTAGTCGGACCATAAGATTTTAAATTTATACCACCGGCGCCGACCATTACATTATACCTATTATTAACGTTTAAATTATATGTACCTCCAGGTAAATCTTGAACATCAACATATTCTAATAGTGGTCCGGAGTCACTATTAACATAAGTAGCTTCGCTACCTACCAAAACTTCATTAGATAATAATTTACCGATAGGATCTAATCTAATACTACCGTAATCATTCATAACAGTTCCAATATTTTCTAATTTATTTTTACTAATTTCAATTATTTCACTACCACCAAGTCCGAAATCTCTTTCTTTTATCATTAAGTCAGCTTGAATTTTTAGTATATCTTCACTTAAATTTTTATCTTCCGGTGCCCATGAACCACCTTCTGTCGATGGGCTTTTACCACTACCATTGGCAAAACCTTTACCTGCCTCACCAGGCCAATCTGCATTATTAGTACCTAATATATTTTCAGCAGGGTCTTTTTGTAGTGAATTAGCCTGGGTCTGTATTTTAAATAAGTTCATATCAAATAGAGGTGCACCTCCACCACCTGATGCTACCGTAGCACTTGATATATTTAAATTTGGAAAAGGTGTACTATCAAATGTATTTTCATTATTGACTGCCAGATATCGATTAGCTTTAGTTACTATAAAATCTGCAAAAGTACCTGATCTTCTTTGATCTATACTATTAACCTTTAAAATAATATCACCATTAGATTTAACATTATTATTGTTAGCTCGTTTAATATCAAATAATTGTTTTTGATCTTGTATAGTTGCGTATGCTTGTTTCCAATCATCGAAAAATGATTCATTTAAATTACCAATTTTTTTATATTTGTCTCTTAAAATTACTTCATCGTAATTTTTTCCAGTGAATTCATTCTTAAACCCCTTAACAGTGGTGTATTCATCATTTAGTACTAATTTTTGATTATTTTTTGTTGCTAATTCAGAATTAGTATTATTATTAAGTTCTTTAAATGACCCTGAATAATGTGTTAATTTAATTTTTTCATTATGATCAGTATTGTTAATTTCAAATGTACCGCCTTTTTGATTTAATACATATTTGTTCCTATAAGTTGTTACATTATAATCTTCTTCAGTTGAACTAGGATCATAATTTTCAAATTTGCCAGGGTAATCAACTTCATTATCATAAATACCTTGCCAATCATCTTTACCAAATGATGTACCTATTAACACAGGAAATTGAGTGTTACCGTCTCTAAAAAATACATATACATGTGAACCTACACTAGGTATACCAAATGAACCTTTAGCTTTATTAGAGTATGTATTTGGTTTATAGTTAAAAGAATATGGATTTATATTATTAACATTGTTACTATTATCGCTAAAAGCATCACTTAATCTAAAACTACTTTGATCGTAAATTTCACCTGTTGATGTTGAACTATTAGCACTTAAATTTGCATATGTATTAGTATCTGATACGGTTGCTATATTAGCGTAATTGTTGTACCTTTTAGATGTATTTTCACTTGTTAATGGACAGCTTACTTCAGCCCATGGTAAAATAACTTTTAATTTATCCATTATCGGCTGAAGTTGACCATCTATAGATTTAAAGAATTTATCATCATTGCTTTTTATCCAACTTTCATATACAGTCGGTGATAAATGAGGTACAAATACTTTAACCCTTCCTCTTTTTTGAGGGTCATTATTTTGAACTACTATACCTAAATATATACTATTAAATTCTTTTTCCATATTATCTCTTTATATTTAAATTAAATGTTGTTAATTACAATGTCAATTTAAGTTGAAATACCTTATACTGGTCGTATTACCCCGTCTACCTTATCTTCAATACCAATTACTTCTCCAGTGTCAGGATCTATAAAATCTACATATCTTTGTGAAGGTACAGGGTCAGTGTTTTCAGCAGCTTTAAATTCATCATCATATGTTTTTAAATAATCTAATATTTCCTCTTCTTTATTATACCTTGTCACTATATCGACTTTTCTTGCTAAAGGGTTCTTAACTTCAGTAATATTAAATATTTGCATTTGTTGGGTTTTTATTACATCTTTAGATACAGTCGCTTCATTAATAATTTTATCACTACCAAAAGTAAAATCTAAATTTGTTGTACCTATAAAACTATCTAAGCTATCTTTCTCTAAACTAGTTGTTTGATTGGTAAAAATGGTAGATTCAGGTATACTATTAAATGATAAATCGAATATTTTATTTTTTTGTTGTTCAACTAAACCATTAACAAAATCTAATTGCATTTGAGGGTTAAAGGAAAAATCTCTAATTTGTTTATTACTTAAATTGTTTAATTCTCCTAAAACATTTAACGAACTTTTACCCGCTACTATGCCTGCTTCTATTTCATCAGTAATATTATTAATCTGACCACTAATGGCTCCTGTTAATTTATTGCCTAGAGATAGCTCATCAAGATTTAAATTTTTAAACGAATTAGCTAAACCTTTAGTAAATTGATTTAAATTTTGACCAATATTTTGATCAACTAAACCATATAAAGAATTAAGATTTAAACTACCTAATGATGGAAATGGAAGTCCTTTTAGAGCATTAGCAAAATTTATACCGCCTGTTAATTTAGATAAATTTAGATTTAAACTAGTACCTATCATACCTTCTAATTGACCAACTAATCCACTGGTTACATTTGAGATAGAAAATGATTTAATTAAACTAGTTACCCCACTGATTTTAGAGCTTACAATACTCTTAAGTTGACTAGTAAGATTACCAATAATACCACTAAAATTTATATTAAGTCCAAATGCCATATATATATTTACTTGATATACCTCTTTCTGTATATATAATTGATGTATGTTAGTATCACATGAAAGTCCAATTAGTATATTAGATAAATCAAAAGAGTATAATGATTATGATTATGCTTTAGTTCATCTATTTGAAACACATCCTAAATATTATTCATATTTTAAAAATAGGGTAAAACAAGGTAAAGAAGTCCTTTTAGATAATAGTATTTTTGAGCTCGGAGAATCTTTTGAACCGGGGAAATTTGCTAAATATGTTAAAGAACTTAAACCTTCTTATTATATTGTACCGGATGTTCTAGAAGATGGTTATGCAACTATTAAAAGTTTCCATGACTTTACCAATAAGTATACAGAATTACCAGGTTTAAAGATAGGAGCAATACAAGGTAAAACGTATGATGAAATAGTTGATTGTTATAATTATATGTCAGATAATGCTGATTACATTGCAATTAGTTTTGATTTTAGTTATTATGTCGTAACAGGTAAAGGTAAAACAAAGCTTGATAGATGGTGTGATGGTAGACGTAGGTTAATAGAACAATTAAAGAATGATGGTGTTTGGAATAATCAAAAACCTCACCATTTATTAGGGTGCTCTTTAGCAAAAGAATTTAAAAATTATGTTGGTGATAAATCAATTAGATCGGTAGATACCTCTAACCCAGTAGTAGCTGGTATTAAGGAACTTAGATATACTGGTAATATGGGATTAAATGAAAAACCTTCAATTATGTTGGCTGATTTAATTGATCACGAGGTTACAGATACGCAAATGGAAGATATAGAATATAACGTTAATTGTTTTAAAGACATAATTGGTCATGGTAATTAGTTTTACAGGAGCTCAAAGTACAGGTAAATCTACTTTACTTGCTAAATTACAAACTGATGAAAAATTTCGTAAGTTTAACTTCGTACCGGAAATAACTAGAGGTTTAAAAAAGAAATATAAACTTAATATTAATGAAGATGGAGATGAATTTACTCAATTACTAACTATTAATAGTCATTTGTATAATTATTTTGACTTTAAAGGTAAAGATGTAGTATTAGATAGATGTATTTTAGATGGATTTATTTATACCACATATCAATATCATATGAAAAAAGTGCCTAAGGAGATGTATAATTATAGTGAGTATCTTTTTAGAAAATTGATTGGTGAATTAGATATTATATTATATACAGAACCTGATATCCCCTTAGTAGATGATGGTGAGCGTAGCGTAGATAAAGAGTTTCGTGATAGAGTAGTTAACTTATTTGAAGAAGCAATTGATCATTATAATATAAATGTAATTAGGTTAAGTGGATCAGTTGATAATCGTATGAAAACAATTTATAATATAGTAGATAATTATGGCAAATAAAGAATTAGATAATAGTAGAATTAGTAAGCATTTAGGTCAAACGTCTCAATATAAGAGTGCGTATGATTCTGGGTTGCTTGTAAGAGAACCTCGTAGTAATAATCGAGTATATTTAAATATATTCGATGATGATTTACCTTTTGTAGGGTCTGATACATGGAATGCATATGAATGTTCATTCCTTCTAGATAATGGTCGACCTGTAACAGGCGTTGTGAAGTGTGTGTATTCATGCAGTAGTAAATATATCGTTGAAAGTAAGAGTATTAAATTATACTTTAATTCATTTAATATGACTAAAATGGCTGCTGATAAAGATAAAGCTGTAGTTGCATTCGAAGATACTGCAAGTAAAGATCTAAGTAGATTATTGCAGACTGATGTTCAGGTTAAATTCCAAGATGGTGACCGTGTTAATAAGAAATTTGATAGCCCTAATAGTGAATGGGATATTGATGATTTCCATAATGTAGATCTACTAGTAGATGATAATGATTTTGTATATACTCAATATACTGAGGACCCTAGCCTATTAGAAGGTGTTATTCGTGAAAGAGATTTAGAGCAAAAGTTTTATTCAGGTCTATTAAAAAGTAATTGTCGTGTTACTTCGCAGCCTGATTGGGGTGATGTATTCATTTATATTAAATCAAAAACTGCTATTGATGCTCATAGTATTAAGAATTATGTTGTATCATATAGAGATGAATGTCATTTTCATGAAGAGATATGTGAATGTTTCTATAAAAGATTGAAAGATGCTTTTGATCCTTCTGAGCTATTAGTAATGTGCTTATATGCACGTAGAGGTGGTATTGATATTAACCCTGTAAGAGCTTCGAGTCAAGAACTTATTAAAAAGTATGCTGGTAATCTAATCGATCCAGAAGCAGTCCATATTAAGACGTCTAAGCAATGATAAATGAATATATAACATGGGCTATAGTATGTTGTGTAATATGCTACACTACTTATATAGCTTTTCACGATTAGACAAAATGAGACCTGGCTCGTATGAACCAGGTCTCAAACTGTGTATATCTTATATCAAGATTAGCCGAAGTACACCGAGTTAATACCAGGTGTGAACACTTCACCGAGTCCTGCTACAATGATAACGTGGTAGTAGAGATTTGCTCCGAAGATATTGTCTACGACACCATAACGTGTAAGCAAGCCTACACGTGGCGCGAAGTCATTAGGACCAATTGTTCTCTGAACCATAACTGG